ACAGAAGAAACACCTGCACAGCCTGTAAGACAGTGGATCAGATTCGCAGCAAATCTGACGGTAGGCGAAGCAATGGAATTGAAGAACTTCTTCAGCACGCACGGTATCGAATATAAGGCAATTTAGAAAGGATGGTGTGAAATATGGCTGAAACAATGGTTTATACATGTGATATTTGCAAGGCAAGCAAATGTAAAAACGATCTTGCAAGAATAACAGTGAAAACTGATGGAATCAGAATGAAGGATGTCGGTTACAGCGGTCTTAAAATTGATATTTGCCCAGATTGTCTGAGGAAGAAAGGTTTTGTTGTTGATTTTCCTGAAAACAAGGATGAACAGGAGCTGGCTGAAATGAAAAATAAAGCAACACTTGAAGATAAAATCTATGATTTCTTGGTTGATATGGGTGTTGCATTTACGGAATAGAGAGGAATAGGTGAACAATATGCTTAGTTTAAATAATGGAGTTATGGAAATCAGGGGTAATATTCCAACGATATGCACAGATTTGTCTATGCTTATCAGAAGGATCAATGAAATAATTTCTGAAGATTTATGTGAAGAAGCAGCACATGAAATGATTATGTGTTCAGTTGAATTGGGTCTGAAATCGGATAATGAGATTCAGAAGGAAATACTTAAAAGATTGAAGGGAGAATTATAAAAATGGCAGTACAGAACAGTTTACAAAAAGCAACACAGCAAAGAAGGTTGGGAATGACAGCATATCTGAATCAGGATGCAGTCAAGCAGCAGATCAATTCGATTGTAGGAAGTAAGAGGGGAACAGCCTTTATTACTTCAATAGTTTCAGCGGTTCAGGCAACACCTGCATTGCAGGAATGCACAAATCCTTCAATTTTATCGGCAGCACTGCTTGGTGAATCACTTAATCTTTCAAATTCACCTTCTCTTGGACAGTTTTGGATTATTCCATTCAACAACAGGAAGAAGGGTGTGAAAGAAGCACAGTTTCAGCTTGGTGCGAATGGTTTCAAGCAGTTGGCAATGCGTACAGGGCAATACAAAGACATGGATTTCCTTGAAATCCATGAAGGCGAGTATAAGGGCAGAGATAAATACACTGGAAAGCAGGTGTTTGAATTCATTGAAGATGATGATGAACGTGAAGCACTTCCTGTCATTGGTTACATGGCATACTTTGAACTTCTGAATGGTTTCAGAAAAACGGTGTACTGGACAAAAGCCAAGATGGAAAAACATGCAGATCAGTATTCACCGGCGTTCAGTTTAGATGCATACAGAAAACTTCAGGAAGGGAAGATCCCACAGTCTGAATTATGGAAATATTCATCATATTGGTATTCAAATTTTGCAGGTATGGCAGAAAAAACACTGATCAAGCATTTGCTGTCAAAATGGGGAATCCTTTCAACCGAACTTATCACAGCAATGGATGCAGATATGGCAGTGATCAATGAGGATGGCAGCAAAGACTATGTTGAAAATGATGATTCCATCATTGACATGGAACAGCCATCACATGAGCCTGCACAGCAGGAACCGGAAACACATGCACCAACACAGTCGGAAGCTGCACCAATGGATGCACAGGCTGCACTGTTTGGAAATAAATAAGAAAGGGGGCAATTCATATGAACAAAGTGGAACTTCAGGAATTAGTAGGTGGAGCATTACAGGAAAAATTCAGCAAATCTTTTGAAAAGGTGGTTGAAAATCTTCAGGACCTGAATACTTCATTCAAGGTAAAAAGAAAGATCACAATCACACTTTCATTCGATCAGAATGAAGCAAGGGATGATGTTTTTGTTTCCGTGGATGTTGCTGAAAAATTAGCACCACAGCAGGGAATGAATACCAAGTTTTTTATTGGCAAGGATCTGAAAACCGGAGAAGTATTCGCTGAAGAATACGGAAAGCAGATCAGGGGTCAGATGAGTTTTTCAGACCTTGAAACTGCACCTGCAAATGAAAACACTGTTGATGTGGTTGACACTGAAACAGGTGAAGTTTTAGAAACGGGAAAAGTTGTTGATTTAAGAAAGGCTGCTTTATAAGCAGAACAGGTGAAAAATATGATTAAAGAAGCATTACAGTACATGGTTGGTCTTGGAGAAGCAAAGGAATACAACATCAATTGTGATACATATTCAGACAAGCCATTATACAGAATTGATCCATACTATCCAAAGGCTTCAGCTATTGAAATGCATACACTTACAAGCCTTGTGGACTACATCAAGGCAAAGATTGATGATATGTCCGAAATGATGATCATTGATGTCAGAAGCCCTGAAGAAGTGGTTTTGTACTCACGGCTTGATGATAACCGGGATCGTGAAACACTTGTGGTTGTAAAAGCGAGGATTCCATCATTCCCATTTGACAGCTTCATGGATCAGGAACGGTTCACCATCAACCTTCAGTCCAAATTCATTGATGATCCGGCAACTGATCGGGCATTGATCCTGAAGTTTGCAGGCACTGTTGAAGCAGGAACTGTTGCTGAATATGGTGATGATGGTGTGACACAGAAGGCAACCGTGAAAACAGGCATTGCATCCAAAGGTGATGCCATTGTTCCAAATCCGGTCAAATTAAGACCATACAGAACCTTTTTGGAAGTGGAGCAGCCTGCATCTGAATTTATTTTCCGCATGAAACAGGACAAGTATGACGGAATCAACTGTGCAATCTTTGAAGCTGATGGTGGTGCATGGCAGATGGCAGCAACAAAGGCAATCAAGGAATACTTACAGTTTGAACTGGAAGATTTCAAGGATCAGTTCACTGTCATTTCATAAGGTTGCAACACCTGCCGGAAGGCAAAAGAAACCGTTCATGCATTTTATATCACAGAATCCCGGCTGCTTATGTGGCCGGGAAATTAGAAGGACGGTGATTGAATGATACATCAATTAAAATGTGATTCAAAATTTTTTGAAGATGTGGCTTCAGGGAAAAAGACATTTGAGGTCAGGAAAAATGACAGGGATTTCAATGTCGGTGATTTTTTGGCACTGAATGAACTGACACCACATGCCTGCAACAGAAAAGGGGAACACAAAGAAACAGGCAGATGTTGCCTTGTGTATGTCAATTACATATTGAATGATTCTGATTACTGCAAAGAAGATTTTGTTGTCCTTGGAATTGAAGCATGTTCTATAAATGTCCTTGGTGTTGGATTAGAATCAGAAATCTATGATTCTATGCCCGTGGAAACGTATGGAGAACAAAAACTATGGGACTGAATAGGAAGTAGGTGCAGCATGAAAGAGAGTGAAAAGTTGATAAAAACAAATGAAGAAGCAATTGATTGCTTAAAGAAAAATAAGCCAACAAGTGGTTTTTATATGTTACAAGAATCTGTTGATATGGCAATCAAAGCACTTGAAAAGCAGGTTGCAAAGAAGCCTTCTTTTGAAGGTGATGGTTATGATCCTGATGGAAATCTTGTATATGACACATGGATTTGCCCTTGCTGCGAAAAGCATTATGAAGTTGACTATGAAGAATATGATTATTGCCCTTCTTGCGGTCAGAGGATTGATTGGAGTGATCAGGATGGCTTGGAATAGACACAGTGACAATAAATATGGCAGCAAGAAAATTGAAGTGGATGGCATTGTCTTTGATTCCAAGAAAGAAGCAAAAAGGTATTCTGAATTGCTTCTGCTTGAAAAGGCAGGGGAAATCAGTGATCTGCAAAGGCAAGTGAAATATGTTCTGATCCCGGCACAGTATGCTGAAGTGAACGGAAAAAGAAAATGCATTGAAAGGGAATGTACATACATATCTGATTTTACATATATCGAAAATGGAAAATTGATTGTTGAAGATGTCAAAGGTTATCGTGATCCTTCTTCAGCAGGGTATGCAAAATTCGTTATCAAGCGTAAGTTGATGCTGCATGTGCATGGGATAAGGATAAGTGAGGTGTAGGAACATGAACGATTGTATAGTTGTATGTTGTTGGTCAATACGATTATGCCAAGATTTTGCTTATCATTTTTGCCAAGAAAACTGTGAAAAAATCAAAAGAGTATTGAAACGATATCCAATAGAAATAGTTATGGATAACGGAAATCATATATTGGTTATGACATATAAAACATATGGAACTTGGTGCCTTGGAAGAACATACAAGCATTACGGTGAAGATGAAGTTATATATCATAGCGGTTACGCATTCAAAAGGGAAGAAGGTGCAAATCATGAGTAAATCAAGAGAACTGAAAACCACACAGGATGTTGTTATGACGGTGCTTCAGGAGCAGCCAAGGACGAGAAACAGCGACAACCTTTTATATTATACAGTATGCAAGATTATAGGATTGAAGAATGGTATAAACCTTGATTCCGTATCTATGCCATCCTTCTTCCTGCACATGAAGGAATACAATATGCCGGCCTTTGAAACGGTCAGAAGGGCAAGGCAGAAGATCCAGGCAGACTATCCTGAACTTGCCGGATGCAGCAACGTAGAAGGGCAGCGGAAGCTGAATGAAGAAGTGTTCCGGGAATACGCAAGGGGGATGATGCAATGATTGATAAAAGGGCAACAGGGCTTCAGATCTGCATAATGGCAGAAAAGGCAGGATTCAACCAGGCAGGTTTAGCAAGAAAAATGGGCTTGTCTACACATGTGATAAACAGATGGGCGAACGGAAAAAACCTTCCTTCACCGGGTAATTTTTTGGAAATATCACGCATTGTCGGATGCACTATTGAAGATCTGCTGATTGAAGTAAAAGGTGATTGCTGATGGAATATGGCATTAACAGAAACGGATCCGGCTATGCTGATCCGACAGCATATGACGCAATGAAAAATATTATGAAAAGTGAGGAAAATGCTATGAATTTTTATAGAGGTGACATTGTAGATTTTGAACTGAATAACGGACTTTCCAAAGAAGCGGTCATTCTGTCCGTTCATGATAATTATTCATCTGTTGTGGTTTTGTGTGATAAGGAAAAGCCATACATAGTGAATTGCCGGGGGATGAAATACACGGATCCCGGAATGGTTCAGTATGTATTCAACGATAAGATCACAGGGTTTGTCAGAAGCATGTCTGATCAGGAATATGCGGATATTATGCAAGCGGTTGTGGATTCACTTGGATATGAAGCACCGGAGCAAGTGAAAAAAGCTGAAGTGAAGGAAGCAGCACCTGAAGAATTCATTCCACCTGTTGCTGTTGATGGGCCTTTTAACATTGCTTTTCGTGAAGAAATAGCGCAGATAAAGGCAGAAAGAAATGTATACAAAGAACTGTATGAAAACCTGATCAACAGCATGATTGCAAAATAGGAAGGTGTTGAACTATGGCAGATGTGAAATGGATCAAGATCACAACTGATATGTTTGACAATCGAAAGATAAAGCATTTGAGAAGGCTGCCTGATGGGAACAATATTGTCCTGATATGGGTGATGCTTCTGACTATGGCAGGAAGATGCAATGCAAATGGGATGATTTTCTTGACTGAAAACATCCCATACACACCAAAGATGCTTGCTGATGAATTGGATTTTGAAGAAAACACTGTTCAGCTTGCATTGCAGGCCTTGGAACAGCTTGGAATGATTGTCACTGATAATGGATTCTTTTCAATTACAGGATGGGAAGAATATCAGAACATTGAAGGTATGGAGAAAATCAGGGAGCAGAATAGAATCAGAAAACAACGGCAAAGGGAAAGAGAAAAGCTTCTTCCTGTGAACAATCACGTGAAGTCACGTGACAGTCACGCAACAGAAGAAGATAAAGAAGAAGATAATAAAGATAAAGAGAATAAAGAGAATGTCACCTGCAAGCAGGTGGTTGACCTTTTCCATTCCATCTGTACTTCATATCCTTCTGTCAAAACACTGTCTGAAGCACGTAAGAAGGCTATAAAAGCACGACTGAAGGCATACAGCATTGATGATTTCAGGACACTGTTTGAAAAGGCTGAAGCTTCTGCATTCCTGAAGGGATCCAATGATCGGAACTGGACAGCAAACTTTGATTGGCTGATCAAGGATGCAAATATGGCAAAGGTCATTGATGGAAATTATGACAACAAAGGAAGAACAGAGCAGGTTCCTTCTTACATGAAGAATAAAGGCAGCTTTTATGATTTTGAACAAAGAAATTATGATTATACAGCGTTGGAAAAGCAGCTTACAGAAAACAGTGGTGATGATCCATGATTTTGCAGCAAGGAAAGAACGGTTAAAAAAAGGTTAGCTGAAAAATATGGAAAGGGGAAGAAGAATGAAAGCAATAAATTACTTGAAGCAGATCAAATTCATGGATTCAAGAATTGACATCAATCAGCAGGAACTGGAAAGCCTGACTGCACTTGCTACAAAGACAACATCTGTCATGGGCGGTGAACGTGTACAATCATCAGGATCACAGCAGAAAATGGCTGATTGTGTTGTAAAGATCGTTTCTTTGCAGGATCAGATCACAAAGGAAATTGACAGCTTTATAGACTACAAGCAGGATGTGATCAGAATGATTCAGAATGCCTGTGATGCTGACTGTATCAAGCTTTTACATAAAAGGTACTTTCAGTATAAGACATGGGAGCAGATAGCGGTAGAAATGGATTTCACATATAAGTGGGTTTCATGTGGGTTACATCAAAAAGCTTTATCACAGCTTCAGAGGAAGCTTGATGAAATATATGGGAAGGATGGTACATAAAAATGACACTTGATGAAGCAATCAAACACGCAAAGGCAAAAACCAAGGAACAGAGATATTATGCGAAATTCGAGCATAACAGAATGATGTATCAATCCTGTATTAAATGTGCAGAAGAACATGAGCAGCTTGCAGAGTGGCTTGAACAGTTGAAAGAGTATAAGCAGTTAGAGGAACATGGCAGGCTTATCAAGTTGCCTTACAACAGCAATTTAAGAGATAGCAAGCCTTGCTGCAGATGTGACAGCAGACAGACCAATGCCGACAGGATAAGGAATATGTCGGATGAAGAATTGACAGAGTTTATTACAGGACTTAGCAAACATTGTCTTGCTGGTATTGGTAAATGCGATTGTAGTGCATATAAAACTTGTGATAATTGCAATGTGGAAGTTAAGAAATGGCTTCAATCAGAAGAATAGGAGAGAACATGGAAGACAGATATTTATTCAAGGCTAAGAGAGTTGATAACGGAGAATGGGTAATTGGTAATCTAATTACAAATGTGTTCTTTAGATTAGGTCAAAGTATTCCATACATTTTATGTTCGGATAAAGCAGAATATGATTGCTTTGAGGATTTTACAGAGGAAAATGGAATTTTTGAAGTGCGACCAGATACAATCTGCCAATGTACCGGTTTGAAAGATAAAAATGGCAAGCTGATTTGGGAGAATGATATTATGGTTGCGCACTTAGATGAGAATTACCCGGAAGATGAGACTTATATAAGAATTTTGTGGCACGGAAGTGGATTTTGTTCAAAAGAAAATGGGAACATAGATATAATGCCATTTGATAAATTTGACCAAGAACATTTTGAAGTGTGTGGCAACATATTTGATAATCAAGAGTTATTAGAAAGCGAGGGATAATATGACAGAGAGTGAAAAACTAATACGCAACGAATCAGAAGCTATTGAATGTCTTAAAAGCAATAAGCCAACAAGTGGATATATGATGCTGCAAGAATCTATTGATGTGGCAATACAGGCACTTGAAGAAGTGCAACAGTACCGTGCAATCGGCATGCCGGAAGAATTACAGGATATGAAAAGAAATTATTTTGAAGCATTAAGTGATTGGCGTCAATATCGCAAGATTGGGACTTTGGAAGAGTGCCGGACTGCAGTGGAGAAACAGACGGCAAGGAAAGGAATAAGAGAAAAGATAAAGGAAGGATACAATAGAGGAAGGCATCACTATTATTGTCCTGTTTGTTACGAGAAGGGAGATTTAAGGAACAAGTGTAATGTTGGTTTATATTGCAGTGACTGTGGTCAAAAATTAGATTGGAGTGATGAGAATGCTGATTCCGAAAGTTGAAGCAAAAGAGTTTGAAAAATTCGGGTTTAAGAAGTGCAAGGGCGAATATGGTAAGAATGGTTGCTATTATCTTTGCGTTGCAAGGGGCGTGAAAATGCTTTTTGTTAGCGATGTGCATTTCGATGTTATGAATTGGGAAAATGAAGATCCGAGAATCCACAAAAATGCAAATTGTAGATATAGAGATAATAGGACATATTTAGATATTATTTATGATCTTATCAAGGAAGATATGCTTATGAAAGGGACTGAGTAATGCAGAATATTTTTGATCTTTTAGAAGATGAAGAGGAACTTCCCGCACTGGATGAAGGACTTGAGCAATGGAAGAAACAAAAAAGTGATGCCAGAGCAAGAATGGTGGCAATGCAGAAACAACCATATGAGTTAAAAAAGAAGCGATCAGAGCTCCGGGCAAGAGAATTTATGACACAGATGGATCTGAGAGGAAAACAGGCACATGTAAGTGTAGGCGGTCTTGATAGTATCACATTATATGTCTTTCTGAAATCGATAGGGATAGATGTTCCTGCAATCTCTGTGTCAGCACTGGAAGATAAAAGCATACAGAGAGTACATAAGGCACTGGGTATTACAATATTAAAGTCGTACAAGACTAAGGTGCAGGTGCTTAATGAGGTTGGTTTCCCTGTGATCAGTAAAAGAATAGCCGGGAAAATAGCACTTTTGCAGAATCCTACGGAAAAGAATAAGACTGTGCGACATGCTATTATCACAGGCGAATGCGGAGAACTGGGGCATTTTCAGAAAAACAGTCGGATGAAATTACCACAGAAATGGTTAAAGATATTTGGCGGTTATGAAAATGAGAATGAGGGTGTGTATTATCAGAAGCCTAACTTTAAGGTATCAAATGACTGCTGTTATTGGCTTAAAGAAAAGCCCTGTGATGATTGGGCAAAAGAACATGAAAGCTATCCTTTTCTGGGTATGATGGCATCTGAAGGCGGTCAGAGAGAAGAAGCACTTACAGATCATGGCTGTAATTACTATGGGAAGACGGTTATGCGATCAGCACCTTTTGCCCCATACCTCAGAAACGATATTCTCAGATTGGCGCAGGAAATGGATGTATGGTATCACAAACATTTAGAGATTTTTGAAAAATTGTATTATGAACAGCCATATAGCAGAAACGGAGCTGGTGAAATTATTCCATATGAACCAGTCGAGAGCATTATACCTGAAATCTATGAAAAGATTGAGAAAGATGATCAGGGCAATCTCAGAACGACAGGAGCACAGAGGACAGGCTGTAGCATGTGCGGTTTTGGAATTCATATGGAAGAACGACCACACAGATTTGATAAGCTGCGCGAAAGAAATGAAAAAGAGTGGGAATTTTATATGTATAAATGCTGCACTGATCCGGAAACGGGAGAGAAGTACGGATGGGGCAGAGTGCTTGATTATATAGGTGTTCCGTGGGAAGACGTTCCGGCGGTACAGCTTGAATTGCCACTTGAAGAAATGATGTAAAAAAGAAAGGAGCCGGAACCTATCCGGATAAAAGGCGCGCCGGGTTCCTTTCAGAAAATGACATACAGAGAGTTTTTAGAAACCAAAATTGAGCTGGCTACGGAAAGCGGTTTTTCCGTGGATCCGGCAAAAGTAAATAAAGCATTAAAACCGCATCAAAGGGATGCTGTGATGTGGGCACTCAGAGGCGGTAAAAGAGCCTTGTTTGAATCATTTGGTCTGGGTAAGACAGTACAGGAGATGGAGTTTTGCCATTTGGCAGCAGAGCATACCGGCGGTAGAGCACTGATTGTATTACCACTTGGAGTAAAACAGGAATTTACACATGATGCAATGGAAGTGCTGGGATATGAAAAGCCTGAATACTGCCGGACAATGGAAGAAGTGGAGAAAAGCAAAAGTCAGATTGTATTGACCAACTATGAACGTGTTCGCGATGGAGATATCCGGCCAGATTACTTTCAAGCAACTTCTCTTGATGAAGCATCTGTACTCAGATCATTCGGATCTAAAACATATCAGACGTTCCTTGACAAGTTTAAAAATGTACCTTACAAGCTGGTAGCGACTGCAACACCTTCTCCAAATAGATATAAAGAGCTGATCCATTATGCAGGATATCTTGAGGTAATGGACACCGGGCAGTCACTTACAAGATTTTTTCAGCGTGACAGCACTAAGGCAAATAATCTGACGCTGTATCCAAACATGGAAGAAGAATTCTGGATGTGGGTAAGCAGTTGGGCATTGTTTGCTACAAAGCCTTCAGATCTCAATCCGTCATATTCAGATGATGGATATGATCTGCCGCCACTTGAAGTAAGATGGCACGAGCTTCCGGTGCATTATGGTGACACTGCAGATCGGGACGGACAGATGCAGTTATTCCAGGAAGCAGCAGAAGGTCTGAAAGAAGCAGCAGCGGTTAAGCGTGAGAGCATAGCTGCGAGGGTGGAAGAAATGAAGAGGATTGTGGATCAATCTCCGGAAGATCATTTTATTCTGTGGCACGATCTTGAGAATGAACGGCATGCAATCAAGAAAGCATTGCCTGACGTTGTGGATATTTACGGATCTATGGATTATGAGGAACGTGAGAAGCGTGTGATTGATTTCTCCAATGGCAAGAGCCGATTATTTGCCACCAAAAAATCATTATCCGGATCAGGCTGTAATTTTCAGAAATTTTGCCACAGGGAGATCTTTCTCGGTATTGATTTTGAGTTTAATGATTTTATACAGGCAGTCCACAGGTGTTATCGGTTTCTGCAGAAAGAGCCGGTTGTGATTGACATTATCTACATGGAAAATGAGCGTCAGATCAAGAATGCATTACTGGAGAAGTGGAAAAATCATGACAAAATGGTTGCAAAGATGATCAAAATCGTAAAGCAATATGGACTTAATTCTGTGAATAAGTTAGAGCGTATGGAAAGGAAGATGGGCGTGGAAGGTACCAGAGAAGAAAGAACGGTAAGAGGAAATCATTATACGGCCGTGTATGGAGATTGTGTAGAAGAGACAAGAGAGATGGAAAGCAACAGCGTGGATCTGATACATACCTCAATCCCATTCGGCAATCATTACGAATACAGTGCCAATTATAACGACTTTGGACACAATGAGGATACAGAGCGATTTTTTGAGCAGATGGATTATCTGACGCCGGAGCTTTTGAGAATTTTAAGACCCGGACGCGTGGCAGCCATCCATGTAAAGGACAGAGTGCTATTTGGCAATACAACAGGGACGGGAATGCCAACGATCGAACCGTTTCATGCACAATGTATTGAACATTACATGAAACATGGATTTCAGTATTTTGGAATGATCACAGTTGTGACGGATGTGGTAAGAGAGAATAATCAGACTTATCGTTTAGGATGGTCAGAGCAGTGCAAGGATGGTTCCAAGATGGGTGTAGGTTGTCCGGAATATGTATTATTGTTCCGTAAACTGCCATCGGATAGATCCACAGCATATGCAGATATTCCGGTTAAGAAGTCAAAGGAAGATTATACACGTGCCCAGTGGCAGATTGATGCACATGGCTATTGGAGATCATCCGGCAACAGGCTTATTTCCAAAGAAGAACTGCAGGGTGTTTCCGTTGATAACCTGCAAAGAATCTACAGGGAATACAGCCGTGAACATGTATACAGCTATGAAGAACACGTACAACTGGCAAAGGAACTGGATAAGGAAGGTAAGCTGCCAGCAACTTTCATGGTTGTTGCTCCGGGATCATGGAATCAGATGGAAGTATGGGATGATATCAACCGTATGCGGACGCTGAACACTACACAGAGCCGTAGGCGAGCGCAGATGCACGTATGCCCGTTGCAGTTGGATATCGTGGAGCGGATCATCAACAGATACAGCAATGAGGGTGATACGGTCTATGATCCATTTGGCGGACTTATGACAGTACCTATGACAGCGGTCAAAATGAAAAGATATGGAATTGGCTGTGAACTGAATCCAGATTATTTCCGCGATGGTGTCGGGTATCTGCAGGCAGCAGAAAATGAGATTGATGAACCTACGCTGTTTGATCTTATGCCGGAGGTGCTGCCATGAATATGAATTTATTTGTCAAAGTAAAATGCAAAGGCTTTTATAAGTCATTTCAAGATAGAAGATGGCTGTATCTCGACAAGAAAACATTAACTGCTGATGCAATGGACAATAATCTTGCAGATGGAAGCAATGATGGCACTGTTGAAAAGAATGTTGAATATATTGAGAAAACCTATTTCAAACATGTTGATAAGAATTTTATTGGTGTAATTGTTGGATACAAGGATATTGTTGTCAAGGGTTATCTTGATGCAGTTTATCAGGATGAATGCGATGTAGGTGTCGGAGTTATTCCCGAAGCGTTTTATGTATCGAAGAGAGCAAAAGAAACTGTAAAATGTGCTGTTGTCTATTATGCAAATAATATGAAGCATTATGTCCCTTTGGAAGATCTGGAGGTGCTGCCATGATAAACGGAGAACTGATTGTAGATAATTTCGCCGGCGGTGGCGGAGCTTCCACTGGAATAGAAATGGCGACAGGGTACAGCGTAGATATTGCAATCAATCACGACCCAGAAGCCATTAAGATGCACAAAGCGAATCATCCGAACACCAAGCACTACTGTGAAGATGTGTGGCAGGTAGATCCGGTGGAAGCATGCAAAGGGCATCCGGTAGGACTTGCCTGGTTTTCCCCAGACTGCAAACACTTTTCAAAAGCCAAAGGCGGTAAGCCTAAAGATAAGTTTATCCGTGGCTTGGCATGGGTAGCGTGTAGATGGGCTGGACTGGTAAGACCGAGGGTAATCATGTTGGAAAATGTAGAGGAATTTAAGACTTGGGGACCATTAAACAGGGGACACCATCCAATCAAGAACAAACAGGGTAAAACATTTGAGCGGTTTGTTCAGCAGCTTACAGATCTTGGATATAAAGTGCAGTTCAAAGAGCTGGTAGCTGCGGATTATGGAGCACCAACCATGCGAAAAAGATTTTTTATGATCGCTCGTTGTGATGGTCAGCCTATTGTATGGCCGGATCCGACACACGCACCAGCGGACAGCGAAGCAGTTAAAGCTGGATTGCTGAAACCGTATGTAGGAGCATACACGCAGCTTGACTTTTCTCTCCCATGCCCGTCCATATTTGATACTTCCGAGGAAATCAAGGAAAAATACGGCATACGGGCGGTCAGACCGTTGGCACCTAAGACTATGGAAAGGATAGCAAGAGGATTAAAGAAATTTGTACTGGATAACCCGGAACCGTTTATTATTCAGTGCAATCATGGCGGAGAACGCAGACCTAATGATATCCGGAAACCGATGCCAACTATTACAGGAAAGCATGGATATGGAGTTGTGGAGCCAACGCTTGCACCGATTATCGATAAGGCATATGGCGGTAATTATCATGGGAACGGAAGCAGAGTGGACGAACCAATAGATACAATTACTACAGTTGATCATAACAGGCTGGTGGTTCCCACTCTAATTCAGTATCATTCCGAGACATCGCAAGGAGAAGTTCGGGGACAAACCATAGAAGAACCAATCATGACAGTTGATGGTTCGAACCGGTACGGACTGGTTACATCGTTCATCCAAAAATATTACGGAGGGAATTATCAAGGAAACGGGTCAGATATTAAAGAACCATTGCATACGATCACTACGCTTGAAAGAAACGCTATGTGTGCAGTAAACCTCATTCAGATGAACAATCATTGCGATGGAAGAGATGTAAGCGAACCGATTCCTACAATTACAGCTGGCGATGGACATTTTGGAGAAGTTAGGGCGTTTCTTGTGAAATACTATGGGCAAGGCACCGGACAAGACATTGAACAACCATTAGACACGGTTACAACAAAAGATAGATTTGGTCTTGTAACGATTGAGGGTGTTGATTACCAGATTGTGGATATTGGACTTAGAATGTTGGAACCACGAGAGCTATATGGATGCCAAGGATTCCCGGACGATTATATTATCGACCATGATTACACCGGCAAGACATATCCACGAAGTGAACAGGTGAGAAGATGCGGTAATGCAGTATGCCCGCCGATACCTGCAGCACTGGTCAGAGCAAATCTACCGGAATTGTGTGTGGCAGAACGCACACCGAATATGCAGATCAGAGCTGAACAGACCGGACAGCTACGGTTTGCCTAAGAATGTATAACATGAAGTAAAAACAGGATCCAAGCGATCATATACTTACCCCGTTATTAGTATATGCGGAAAGGATCGTTTGGATACTGGAAACTATTTAGAAATAGAAAGGAAGAAAATTATATGAAAAAGAAAATTATGTCACTTATTATGCTTGTGTGTATTGCTATTAGTCTGGTGGGATGTACCACGGCAGATACAGTCAATTATAACCTCACAACAGATGCGGATGAATTCAAATTGTACAGAAAAATCACTGTAACAAATGCAAGAACAGATACCATTATGCTACAGGCAGAAGGATATATGAGCCTTGACAATAACAGTAACAATGAACTTGTAGTCACGATTAAGACCGGAGAGGATACATATTACAAAGATTATATCTATCTGAATGATTGGACTTGCTATGTGATGGAACAGACAGAGCCGACAGGTACAGATAAATATCATTATCAACTGGTATTTTATCCAGAAAGAGTTGTGCCATATGTTGATATTAAATAGATTTTTTGAGGATAACAAAGTGAAGGAGCAACTATGAGCGAAACATTTTACAAGCCATTAACGCCACAGCTTAGGGCGGAGCTTAATAAATCAATCGATAAAAACATGGAAGAACTTAAAACCTGTCAGAATAATGTATATGTATCTATGCAGAGAGCAGCCAATAATGCTGCAAGAAAGATCATCAACGCGCTGCCGGATGGCTATCCTATGCCAATGGAGAGAACATACAGGGATCATTACATGGACAGGTTTGAAAGGAGATATTAGATGCCAGCAAGATATGATAACCCACAGGATATAGCGCAGCTCATGCATCAGACCAAGAGACTGCAGCAGTCAGCCGAGAGAAGTCCATTTACAGGACTGGTGACATTGTTCTGCTATGTGCTGTGGAAAGATTACAGATATAGCCAGAAGAAACTTGCAGAATTCTGTGAGCAGATACATAAATACGAGGATCAGTGGCATGACAAGCCAATAGATCAGATTCATGACAGACTGGATGATTATGCAGGCTGGTGTGTAGAATATGAGGAATATACAGAGAAAGATTTCCCACACTTCCGGTCTAAAGTAGCACAGAAAGCTATCAAAGAGCAGATCCGGTGCAATAATAAGATCAATGATCTTTCAACCAGATATATGACATATGGCTTTTGTGTGCTGATGGATGATGGATTCGGACGGCGGAAACTGACCAATCTCAAAAACAAAGTACAGAAACAGATGAATGATGTCACAAAAGCCGGCAGGGAGAAAGGGATCATGGATCTGTGGCGTGAGCTGATAGACGGCACTGGAATTTACATCGAAAAGCCATTGTTTGATTAAAGGAGAAGCCATGAAAGAACATTATTTAACATCGGAAGCCGAGAGGGCTTACCGGAAAAGATATTATCAGAAGAACCGAGAAAGGATCCTTGCAGCAGCCAAGGAGAAGAGATCGGATCCTGATTTCAAAAAAAGACGATCAGAGTACGGTAAACAATATTGGGCAGATCACAGAGAAGAGCTGGCACTAAAGGCTAAGAAAAGACGTTTGCAGGGTGCGCTTGAATGTGGTAAAATACAATCAAATATGACCGTATGCCAATAGGGGCATGCGAAGGACTAAGTGGAGTCAGTTACATTTGTAGCTGGCTCTTTTTATATATGCAGAGAGAGGAAGTGAGATAGCGGAGAATTACCAAAAGGCAGAACAAGATTATATGGCAGGAATGAAGTATAAAGACATAGCCGAAAAGTATGGTACCACTATCAACACTGTCAAGAGCTGGAAAAAGCGGTATGCATGGAATAGAGAGGGTGCACCCAAAGAAAAAAGGGTGTGCACACAAAATAAAAAAGGTGCGCATGTAGAAAAGATTCAGGTCGGTGATGGAACGAAAGAAACTTTGCAGAATACCGATCTCACATCAGAGCAGCAGATGTTCTGCATTTATTACAGCCGAACCTTTAATGCTGCCCAGAGCTACCAGAAAGCTTATGGTTGTCAATATACGACTGCAGTGGCGCATGGATATAAGTTGTTGTCGAACGTGGTTGTTCGTGCGGAAATAGAACGTCTGAAAGAAATTAAGCGTCAGCAGATTGTTGCAAGTGCAGACGATATAGTAGAACTGCAGATGCGAATTGCCTTTGCAGATATTGGCATCTATATGTCATTCGGTAGAGAGAATGTGAGCGTAATGGGAGCGTTCGGTCCAGTTAAGGATCCAGAGACTGGCGAATATATGAAAAAAGAAGTAAATGCTATTAGACTGAATGAATCAGATATGGTTGATACACAGATCATACAAGAGGTGAAGCAAGGTCGGGATGGTGTCTCTATTAAACTGGCAGATAAGCAGAAAGCGTTTGACTGGCTAACAAAATATTTCCTTATGCACCCAGAAAGTAAATACCGGGCGGAATATGAGAAACGAAAAGCCGAGAAAGAGGGCGGAGATACTGCAGAATATGAATCAGATGGATTTATGGAAGCACTGCAGTCTGATGTGAAAGACACATTTAAGGAGGATGATAGCGTCGAAACGTAAAGCACTATTCCAGTTTACGCGGTTCAGCCATAAGCAGAAGGTAGTCCTTGAGTGGTGGATGCCCGGAAGCCCATATGCGGACAAAGATGGGATCATCTGTGATGGTTCTATCCGATCAGGGAAAACAACGGTTATGTCTCTATCGTTCGTTATGTGGGCAATGGAAACCTTTAACGGTCAGAACTTCGCTGTATGTGGCAAGACAATCCAGTCCCTGCGTCGTAATGTGATCGGACAGCTCAAACTTATGCTTATGTCTCGTGGTTATCAGGTAGAGGAACATCGATCAGAGAACTATATTATTATCCGCATGAGGGACAAGGAGAACACTTTTTACCTGTTCGGTGGTAAGGATGAAGGATCACAAGATCTGATACAGGGTATCACACTTGCCGGCGTATTCTTTGATGAAGTTGCACTGATGCCGGAATCATTCGTAAATCAGGCAACAGGACGATGCTCTGTAGACAGTTCCAAGTATTGGTTTAACTGCAACCCAGAAGGTCCCGACCACTACATAAAGCTGGAATGGATAGATAAGATTACTGAGAAGAATATGATCCGGGTGCATTTCACCATGCGGGACAATCCAAGCCTTGCAGCAAAGATCATTGAACGATATGAGCGGATGTATAAGGGCGTGTTCTACGATCGTTTTATCTCCGGTTTGTGGGTGCTTGCTTCCGGCATTATCTTCCGGTACTTTGCAGAGGATGATACGCCGTATCTGTTTGACGATAAAGATATATTTGATGATAATGGAAAACTCAAGGTTCCGTTCTTCAAAATTGTAATGGGAATTGACTTCGGCGGTATGGGATCCATGACAACCTACAATCTCACAGGATATCAGAACAGATACAGGGACTTTAAAGCACTGGAAGAGGATGGACTGCCATTGTCAGAAGACATTGACAGCAAGAAGATCTGTGATAAATTCGTAGAGTTTTATCGTATGAGCATAGAAAAATATGGCCGCGTGGACTGGGTGTTCCCGGATAGCGCAAGCCCGACTATGATCAACAGCCTGCGGAGTGCTGCCAAGGAAGCAGGATTGCCATATCAGAATATTAAAGGGTGTCGTAAGAATGAGATATCAGAACGACCAAAGACTGTAGATATGCTATTTAACAGCGGCAGGCTGAAGATCAATAAGAGATGCACACAGACAAGAAAGGCTATAGCATCTCTGAGATGGGATGAAGATCATCCGGATGTACCGGAAGATAAGAACATAGGCAACTGCAATGACCGATGGGACAGCTTTTGTTATACGTGGCTGGATTTCGTCGAATATATTGATTTAAAGAGATAAGGAGAAGAACACGGAAGTATGCGTTAAGAACTTTTTAGTAGGCAAAGGATACACAGTAAACGACAAGGCAATGACAGTCATACAGTCGTGTGACGACTGGTATGCGAACAGAGTGATCGAAGCATTCCATAAGCGCAAGACGATCAACGCGGTTCCATATGAGCTTTCTCGGCTAAACCTCGGAAAAAGATGCTGCTCTGATGATGCTAACCTGTGTGAGATTTTGGAGATCAACGCAGGAGACGGGGAACAGGCTGATTATGTGAATGATGTGCTGAATGGCAGCATGTTCAACACACAATACAGAAAGCAGCTTGAAAAGACATCAGCAGATGGTACGGTTGCATGTTATATCCGTTTGGACAATGCCACCTTCATGGATGATGGCTCTGTCCACGACGGCGTGATCAAGCTGAATTATGTGGAAGCAGATGCATTTACACCACTCACAGTCGAAAATGATGTTGTGGTTGAAGCAGCCTTCTCCGGAAGCACACTTGTAAAAGGGAAAAAGCAGACCACACTTGTTTTGTTCACTCTGGGTGAGAATGGACTGTATACCGCGGAAACGCATGTATTTGACGACAAAGGGAACGAGCTGAAGGATCTGGAAACCGTAGTACAGCTTGGAGATGTGAAGCCGTTTGCCGTTATGCGCAATGCGGAAGTCAATAATATCGATGATATGGAAGGGTATGGTCTGCCAAAGCTGCACAATGCCATCCCCGCACTCAAGATAGCGGATCTGTGTTACAATGTGCTGTTTACGGATCTGGACAAGGCTGAAAAGATTGTGCTTGTCAATGAACTGTTATGTGATTTCGATAAAAACGGAAAGCCTATTATGACGCCAGAGCAGAAAAAATTGTTTGTCTTTACCGGAGAAAAACTGCCGGAAGAAAAAGGAATGATTCAGGAGTACAACCCAGAGATCAGGATAGAACAGATCACCAAAGCATTTGAATTGGCTTTGTCACTGCTGTCACTGTCATTCGGATATGGCACAAAGAAATATAGCTTTGAGAATGGGCAGATCACAACAGCGACGGAATATATTGGCGAAAGGCAGGATCAGATGCAGGAGCTTAACCGGCAGCGACAAGAAGCGACACAGTATATTCAGGACATCTGCAAAGCCGTTATGTGGTTTGCAAATACCTTTCAAGGGAAGCACTTTAATCTGGATCAGGAGATTTTGATTGATTTTGATGATTCATATATCACAGATAAAGAATCTGAGCTGGAAAGAAAGAGAAATGATGCTTTGTCCTTTGATATCCCGCAGCTTACTGTATGGTATCTGATGGATGCGTACAATCTGACCGAAGAAGAAGCTACAGCAATGTTGCCTAAGCAGGAAGAGCCACAGGAGCCGGAAGAAGATTAAGGAGGTAGCGCACGCTTACAGATGAACAGCTGCAGATCATAGAGGATACGATAGCACCATTGTTTCAATACCTCGAACATGAGGTAATAGTTGACGTTGCGCGGAGAATCGGAAAGACCATGACATATACGCGGACTGCTGAACTGCAGGCTATGAGTATGCACCGTCTTGGATATAGCCCGGCGCGGATCCGGTCAGAAGCCATGAAGATATTAAATGCAGATCCGCAATACCGTAAAGCGGTAGCCAAGAATACCTTGGAATACAAAAAGGATGTAAGGGATCTTATCAACGATATAACCAAGCAGGCAATGCTTGCAGGTGATGAGTTGATTGCAGGAGCCGGTAACATGGCATGGGTTAATGATCTGGCAATCTGGAAAGCTGCCAATAAGACTTTAGAGGATAATTCCTATTTGCAGCAGCTCATTGATGCATATGGCAGGCAGACAGAGCAGAGCATGAAGAATCTGACAAAGACCACAGGATTCAAAGCCAAGAGCGGGTTTGAGAGTATTGAAAATCTGTACAGACGTGAGATGGACAAGGCGACGATAAAGGTATGCTCCGGGACTTTTACAAGGGAGCAGGCGACAAGAGATGCAGTGAAAGAGCTTGCGCAGAGTGGATTAAGATCGGTGGACTATGCCAGTGGATACAGTATGCAGATAGATACAGCCGCACGCATGGCGATCAGAACAGGTTGCCATCAGATCAGCCAGAAGATAGAAGCTGAAAACATAATGAAGAGTGGAGAAGGACTGATATATATTCCAGAGCATGAGGGCGCAAGAAATAGCGGAACAGGACATGCAAATCATGAGCAGTGGCAGGGGAAGGTATATAGTTGGAAACCCGGCAATTATGAAAAAGAAGAGAAGCGTATAGGACAGAAGATAGAGGATCTGTGGGAAAAGACCGGATACAGTTTGGACGGATCCAAGGAGAATGATCCGCTAGGACTTAATGGATATAATTGCCGACATAATGTGCATATATGGTTTGAGGGAGTAAAAGATCTTCCTGCCCATATGCAGCCGATGCCATCAGTCACATACAATGGAAAAACCCTCGACTATTATGCGCAGACACAGAAGATGCGGCAGATGGAGCGCGGGATCAGAGCATTAAAGCGCGAAAAAGAAGCCTGTAAGAAGCTGGGAATTGATACCACAGAGACAGATGCAAAGATCAGCGCAAAGAGAAGAGAGTATAATGAGTTTTGCGACTTATGCGGTATCAGACCACATACAGAGCGGCTCAGATATGATTGCAATACCAGCGAGTTGAGAAATACAAGGACTTATGAAAAATTTGTCACTGCATCAAGAGAAAATGCAGTGTATGCAGATGAAATAGTATCAGCGCAGAGTAAACTCGGCAAACTGGAACAAAAGGAAATAATAAAAAGAGGTAAAGACCTTGATTTACCGGTCTTTGATAATGGAAATCTTGGAAAAGCATATCGAAAATGGAACATCCAAAAGGAAAGGGGATATTATGACGTTGTGGGACATGGATCTCCGGAGATTATGGAATTCTTTGGGAGAAAGGTAAATGATGATATTATTGCAAAAATAATCAAGGGCAGATCGGACTACAAAGGGGAAAAGATACGATTATTATCATGTATGACAGGACTGGCAGACGAAAAAGGTAATTGCTTTGCGCAAAGACTTGCAAATGCTTTAAATGTTGAAGTTCAAGCTCCAAACAAATTGCTATACTTGCATAAAAATGGTACAATACACGTAGGAAGTAGTGCATATAAAAATGATGGAGAAATGATTACGTTCTATCCAAGAAAGGGGCACAAAAATGAAAGAGATAACCAATAATATTGTATTTGATGAAAAGAAATGTGCTCATGTAATGAAAGATGGAGCCCAGATACAGGAGTGCAGTGAAAAAGATAAAGTGCTGAAGTATCTGCGGTCATTTGATGTGGATAGTGTATCATCTGGATATGTATATGATTCTGTCAAAAAACAATATACGGATATGGAAATTGAGGGGTATTCGGATGGGGAATATGCATGGGAATCGTCACAGATTTATTATTTTGAGAATTATGATATAAAACTAAGTGATGCATTTATTAAAAAAGCAATAGGTGTATAATGCTGTGAAGGGAATAAAGGAAGTTGTGCCAGGACTGTAAAAAATATAGTTGCCATTGATTTTCCTGTGAGTTATAATAGATTAAGGAGGTCGAACGTATGACCGATAAACAGATTATAGAAGTCATTCGCCAGATCTGCTTACGCGGGAACAATGCAGAAGTGAAAAAGGCGAAAGACGGTACACTGGTAGTGTACGAAGTGAAAAAGAATATTGCCGTCAGATAAATTGGTATCTGGCAAGAGCTAATAGGAGCTGACTTGTACGAAAAGTACAGGTTGGCTCTTTTTTATTATCTATCGCACGGTGGAGAAGGCTGGTCATCTCGTGAGCGTCGTGAGCTTAAGATCGCAGGTTCAAATCCTGCCCGTGCTACTATCCCTACCGGAGAAAGTCCGGTAAATAAATCATTTAAGGAGAGACAACATGAAGAACATTTTAACTATCTTGCAGGAACTGGGAATCGAGGTTCCGAAAGACAAAGAAGAAGGTCTGAATTCTGCTGTAGCGGAAAACTATAAGCCGGTAGCCGACTACAACAAGCAGAAAGAAAAGCTGGACGCAGCCAATGAAACGATCAAGGCAAATGATACTGCCATGAAAGACCTTCAGACGAAGCTGGATGGATTCAAGGACGTTGATGTATCCGGTCTGAATCAGAGAATCAAAGATCTTGAAACTGAGAAAGAGAACATCCAGAAGGACTATGATGCGAAGATTGCAGATCGTGATTTTGATGATCTAGTCAAAGAAAGTATCACAGCGGCAAAAGGCAAGAATGCCAAGGCAATTACTGCTTTGCTTGATGTGGATACACTGAAAGCATCCAAGAATCAGAAAGAGGATATTGCTGCAGCACTGAAGGCACTGACCGAAAAAGAAGATAGCAAGATGCTCTTCGGAGAGCCGGAGCCAAATCCGGTAGGAACAGGAAACATAATCGGACAGGTAAGAGGTGGCAGCAATGTTGATGCAGATGAAGCTGCTATGAGAGCAGCGATGGGACTGCCACCTGTGCAGGAGACAAAATAAGGAGGATTAGAACACGCCAAACACTATTGCTTTAGCAAAAAATTATGTACCTCTGCTTGATGAGGTATATCAGAAAGAATCTGTAACAAGTGATCTGACAGGCGATCCGGCAATGGCAAAAGCCGGTGCAAACGCAAGAGAGATTGTATATCCACAGATTTCAGTTACAGGGCTTGGAGATTATGACCGCAACAGTGGTTATACACAGGGAACAGTAGATTTCACATGGAAATCGACAGAATATAATTATGATCGTGGTGCCAAATTGTCCGTAGATGTTATGGACAATCAGGAAACATATAACCTTGCTTTTGGTATGGCAGGTGCGGAACTGATGCGTACTAAGGTTGCACCGGAAGCAGATGCATTTACCTTTGCTACACTGGCAGGAATTGCAGGTATTTCCAAGGGCGAAGCAAAGACTATTTCTACAGCGGAAACATTCCTTGCAGAGTTATTAGAAGCGAAGAACACAATGGATAATGATGAGGTACCGGAAGAGGGCAGAATTTTGTATGCTACTTCAAATCTGCTGAATGCTCTTGTGATGATGGATTCTTACAAATCAAAAGAGATTCTTGCAGCATTTACAGTTAAAAAGCCTGTGCCACAGGGAAGATTCTATACATCTATTGATCTTTTGGATGGAAAATCTGCAGGAGAGGAAGCAGGTCACTACCGCAAGGGTACTGCAAAGTATGAGAAGACAAAAGACGTTGCTCCGGTATCCGGCAAAACATATTATACAGAGGATGGTGGTGTATATACACCTGTAGATGGTTCCAGCGCATCATCAGGATCTATGTCATCTTATTATGAGAAGGTGACTGCTGAAGCTAAGGAAATCAACTTTATGATTATCCACAAGCCTGCAATCATCAAGCATGATAAGCATATCGTATCCAATATTATTCCGGCGGATGCCAATCCGGCTGCTGATGCTGACATCATTAAATACCGCAAATATGGTCTTGTGGATGTATACAAGAACAAAGTGGCAGGTATCTATTTAAGCCACAAAGCGTAAGGAGGTGCCAGGCATGAGAAAGGTAGGAATGGGAACAACCAAGGACGAAAAGGCAGAGGTTGATTTATTGAGAGAGCAGAATGTAGCTCTTGAGAAAGAAATCAAAGAGTTGAAAAAGAAGAATGCAGCTCTTGAGAAGAAGTCGAAAGACAAGCCTGAGCAGTAGAAAGAGAGGGAGCAGTATGACTTATATCACATGGGAGTTGTATAGCTCCCTTTTCCATAAAATTCCACAGGATAGTTTTGATCGGATTGCCCGAAAAGCCAGCATGAAGATGGATGCTCTTACGCATACCAGAGTGCAGAAGTTTATGTGTGAGTACGACGATGAGACAGCTACAGGTTTCCAAAAGAATGTCAAAGCACAGATTGAAATGACCTGTGCAGAGCTTGCGGATGCCATGTACGGACATGAGAACAGCGCGATAGGGACAGGCGTTACAGCGGTAAGCAACGACGGCTACAGTGAATCCTATAAGGTAGTGACACAGTCTGAAAAAGAATGTGAACTGCAGTCTCTTGTGATCCGTGGTCTTTCCGGTACCGGATTGGCAGGTGCGTTATGATCTGTAGGGATGTAATGACCGTATATAATCATTACACGGTAGATGGAGAAGATAAGTGGCAGCGGAGTGTAGTGCATAACGTCATGTGGCGGCACAACAAAACCGAAGTGAACACTCAGGGAACTGAGCAGACCATCAGCAAGGTAGAATCTATTACCATTGATTTCAGACATGGAGATCAGGGCTATGTGGATCCTATAGAATTTGCAAAGCTGGATGATAAAACAGGGCATTTTACCCTGTCTGCAAAGGGGCTTGATGTTGTTGTGCTTGGTGTATCAGATAAAGAGATCAGCAAGGCATACAAATTGTCTGCATTAAAAGATGATTTCCAGTATGTTGGGACCATATCGGCGGTATCAGATAACCGAAACGCCAACTTCCTGCCCAATATTAAGGTGGTGGCAAAGTAACGGCTATTTCAATTACAGTAAATGGCGAAAAGAGAAGCGACATCAGCCTGTTTTCTAAAGAATTTCCCAAGGTACTGGAAGCAGAGTGTATTGATAAGGCTATTTCAATCACGAAGCGCGGATCAGCGAATTATGTACCGTTTGATACAGGTGAGCTGAGAGATACCGCAAGGCAGGAAGGTACAGATCTTGTATATGACACACCTTATGCACGTAGGCTCTATTATCATCCGGAATACAATTTCCAAGGTGCGCCGATGCGCGGGGCATATTGGCCAGAGAGGTATCTGCAGAATGGCGGCATGGACGAGATCAACAGAGCCATCGACATAGAAGTACAGAAAGGAGCTGACAAGCTAATCAAATGACAGTTTCACAGGCAATTATTAAATGGCTTTTATCCTTTAATTCTGAATACGGCAATATGTCCGGTATAGATACTGACATAATCAAGGGCACTGCAGCCAGCTATGCGCTTGTCAAAGAACCGGTACAGAATAAAAAGAAAGATATTCTTGGCAATGTGACATATACAGATCATTATCAGCTTGCTGCCCGTCTTGACAGCCAGACGAATTCCGACAGGATTGACAATGTTGCATTTTTGGAAGCATTGACAGAATGGATCCGGGAAAAGGACAAAGCCAAAGACTACCCTGTCATTGAACAGGGAACAGTAGAAAAAATTGAGGTTACTACTCCATTCTATCTTGGAAAGACGGATGGAGATAATAGTATATACCAGTTAACCATAGCTATCAAATATTCAAAAAAAGGAGATTAAACACGGGAAAAATTAAACGTCAGTTTTTAGGACATCTTATTGATGCCAATTTTGGATCAGGAACAGAAGCGAACTATCGTCTTGGTAAGGATCTTGAAGATTTCAATATCGAGATGAATCCGGAAGTAAGGACGGTAAAGAACATCCTTAATGAGCAGTCTACTGATGTGTCGGGATATGAACCGCAGTCATCTGTTGATACGTATTACGGCAGATATGATGAGACTCTTACAACCGCTCTCACGGAAAAAATCAATGTAAGAGCTACAGGTGATGATCTGAAAACTACAGTTGTAGATTTTTTGGTAGATGAAGACAAAACCCTCATATGGGCATATCAGGAAGATGCCATTATAGTTCCGAAGTCATTGGGTGGATCTATGGATGGTGTTAATATTCCATTTGAAATTCACTACAACGGCAATCGTAAGAGAGTCAATCTGGATCTTACAACTTATGCGGTATCTGAGTATACCGCAGGCTAAGAAGCTATCAACCATTATTTGTTAGTATAGAGGGACGCAGACCTTTCTGATGCGCCCCTCACAGAAAGGATAATAACATGAGACAATTACAAATTAACACCAATACCGAACGGATCGCAATCACAGATGAACATGGAAATACAAGAGGCGTTATTGAGATCGCCAAGTCTGATTTTAACCTGATCGCCAGACTGGAAAAGCTGGGAGATAAAGTCGGAGAGACCATTGCAAAAGTACAGACTTCGGAAGAGATGTCAGATGATGAGCTTTTTGACACGATTGAAAAGCTGGATGCAGAGCTGAGAAACGAGGTAGATGCTGCCTTTGGATATCCGGTTTCCAAAACTGTATTCGGAGCGCAGCACTGCCTGTCTACTTGTGACGGAGAATTCTTTATCGTGAGATTTATCAACACGATCGCACCGGTTATCTATGAAATGTTCAACGCGGAATACGATGAAAATAAATTGAAGAAGTATGTTCCACAGGATCATAAGAAGAAAGGAACAAAATGATAGGACAGCTCCCGGAAAGCCTGACGGTAAATGGAAAAGATTATCCGATCCGATCAGACTACCGGGATGTCCTTGCAGTAATAGAAGCACAGGCAGATGATGAACTGACAGACATGGAAAAAATGGTAGTAACCATCTATATGTTATATGCAGACTTTGGCTGTGCTTCTGACGTTTTAGAATCTGACATCGATATGGAAGAAGCCTATTTGCAGGCGGTGTGGTTCATGAACTGTGGACAGGGTGATGTAGATGAGCCCCAGGGCAAACCTACGTATGACTGGAATAAGGACGAGCAGATGATTTTTTCCTCTGTCAATAAAGTAGCAGGAAAAGAGATCAGAGCGGAATCCTATCTGCATTACTGGACATTTATGGGCTTTTTCAATGAGATACAGGATGATCTGTTTGTAACAGTCGTATCCATCAGAGATAAGAAGAATAAAGGCAAGAAACTGGATAAATGGGAGAAAGAATTTATCCAAAACAATCCGAAGCTGTTTGATATTCAGACAGATAGTATGGCAAAGAAGTTGACGGAGCAGTTGAGAGCACGGCAGAAGTAAGAATTAAATTCGGAACAGATACAAGTTCATATATCAAGGGCATTAAGTCCATGCAGAGCCAGCAGAAGAAGCTGACAGATGAGATCACAAAGACAAAGAACCGGATCTCGGAGTATGAACGTAAGCAGAAGACTTTGGAACATACAAAGCCAAAAGAAACCGCTGAGTGGAAGAGCATCCAGAGACAGATCAAAAAAGCGGATGGAGCGGCAGAATCCTATGCAAAACAGCTTCAGAAGATAGAAAAAGAGCATATCGATTCTTTCATGGATATCGATCCGAAGCGAGCTGAAACACTTGGTATTGAAGCAGCACAGAGCACAAAGGAATATCAGAAGCTCTACGATGCTATGGTAAAGGCACAGGATAAGTCAGGATCGCTTACAGGTAATCTGAAAGGTACACAGCAGTACCAGTCTACAGATGGATTGCAGGCGCAGAAGCTGGCAAATCTTGACCGTATCGGCGAAGCAAAGGATAAGCTGGAAACTCTTGAAAGGAAACTCGAGGAAGTCCAGCAGAAAAACAGTGTGGAAGGATCCCAGAAGCTGTTTAAGAGCATGAAATCCAACGCTGCAAAAGCATTTAAGACGATATCATCCGGTGCAAAGACAGCTATGAATGGGCTGAAAAAGCTGGGCACTATTGGTGCAAACGCATTCCGGAAGTTACGTGATCATGCGAAGAGTACAAATAAGTCTACCAATGGACTGGCAAGCTCAGTTACGAAGATGCAGAAGCGTATGCTGGGACTGGCAAAAACCGTACTGGTATATCAGATGATGCGGACAGCTCTGCGTGGTCTCAGAGATTATATGGGATCCATGCTCAAGACAAATAAGCAGTTCATGAACAGCCTTTCAGCAATCAAAGGCAATCTGCAGACGGCTTTTTATCCGATCTATCAGACGATCATGCCTATTCTCAATACTTTTATGGGAGCACTGGTAAAGGTAACAGGATACCTTGCGACATTCTTTAATACTTTGCTTGGCCATAATGTAAAGACTTCTGCCGGTGCTATCAAAGATCAGGCGGATGCTACAAAGGATCTGGCGGATGCCACCAAAAAAGCGAATAAAGAACTGTATAGCTTCGATGAGATCAATAAGCAGTCTGATAATTCGGACAGCGCATCTTCCGGCGGTGGTGGTGGCATCACAACAGATGTGGCTGATACGGCAGATGTCTCAAAGATGGTCGAAATGATCAAGCAGGCATGGCGGGACAGCGATTTTACGGAGCTCGGCGAAATTGTAGGTGGCAAGATCAAGGATGGGCTTGATTCTATTAAATGGGACCAGGTACAGCAGACGGCCGTAAAGATAGCAGCCTGTATTGCTACATTTATCAACGGTGCATTGTCTGTATCCGGGCTGGATACATCTATCGGTAAAACAATCGGAGAAGCCATCAATACAGGTGTGCTGGGGCTCGATACGTTTCTTAAGACCGTAAACTGGGCACAGGTTGGTACATTTATTGCCGGCACTTTAAATTCAGCGATTGCTACGACCTCATGGGCTGGGCTTGGCGGTACGATATGTGACGGTATCAATGCATTTTTCGGTACATCAACGAATTTTGCTACACATTTTGATTTCACAAACCTTGGAGCTTCGGTCGGTGATCTGATCAATGGTGCAATCACAAAGATAGACTGGGGTACGGCTCTGTTTGGTGCGAAAGCATGGGGTGTAGGAATTGCAAATACAATCAATACAGCCGTGTCTACAACCTCATGGGATGCTGTAGGAAGCACAATAGGTAACAGCTTGTCTACGATCATTGCGACAGCCCATAGCTTCATTAAAACGGTAGATGTTAAGGCTATGGCAGCAGGTATTGCTACGGCGATAAATAATGCCCTGAAAACGACAGATTTTGAAGCTCTTGGGGATACGATCGGTACAGCTATCGGAAATCTGGCGGGAAGCATTGCAACATTTTTGAAAACAGTAGATTGGAGCAAAGTCGCCAAAGCGGTGCTGGATACTCTGAAAGGTGTTTTTAAGGGAATCACAGAAGACAGTGATAATATGAAGGCAATCGGAGCGATAGTGGCAACTCTGATTGGAGCTGCCATTGCAAAGCAGGCGGCTGCAAGCTTATTTACAAGTGCAGCAGCAAAGATTATCTCTGCAATTAGTGGTGGTCTTGAGGGTTCAACCAGTTGGGCATCTTTGGGCAGCACAGTAATGAGCAAGCTGAGTACAAATCTGACATCAAAGGTGAGTACACTTCTTAATAATCAGGTATTCCTTGCCAAATTTGCATCAATCGGAACAACTATTGCAACTTGTGTGGGAACGGCCATTGCAGGCTTTGAACTTGGTAAGAATTTGGGATCATATTTGTTCCCGGAAGATGCGGATTACTATGATAATTTTAAGTGGTCTGATTTCTTTTCTAAGTTTAACAAAGAAGACGCAAAGGGTGCATGGAAAGAATTTATAACAGAGATCACCGGTGGCGAAACCAAGGGACATAAGGCAGAGATAGACTTCAGCGCAAATGAGGATTCTATCCGTGGTGTAAATAAAAAGGTAAATGATGGGCTTAAAACTTCAGATGTGGCAGCAGGTGCTGGTAAGATATTGGACGTTGGAATCCAGACTACGCCGGATACAGCCAAAATAGCAAGCACAAGAGCAACTATTGCGAACGGCTTTACCGGGAAGAACCAGGTAAGTGCATCTATTAAATCTGCTGTAGATACTGGATCAGCAAATACAGCAAAGCAGAATATTGTTAAATCATTTGCGAATGTAAGTACAAGCATTAGGATCAATAAGGCGACAAACCTTAAAAAAGTAAAAAGTAACATTAGATCGAGCATGAAGAAAACAAATGCTCCAGTTAGTATAAAGCCAAAGGATGGTACAATACAGTCACTTAGGAATCAGATTGAAGCTGGCTTACAGGATTTAAGTGCGACTGTAAAGGTCGGTGGAGGGGGAGCAGTTGCACAGGTGGTTCCAAACAAAAAAGGACCACATGGAGAGACTGTTTACCAAATACCAGGACAAAGACCATTTTATTATTATAATGGACAGAAAGTGAATTGTGCCAAAGGTGGCATTTATAGTAATAATAGATGGCTCCCAGTTACCCGCTATGCAACCGGCGGTCTTCCGAAATCTGCTGAAATGTTTATGGCAAGAGAAGCAGGCCCCGAACTTGTTGGACGGATCGGCAGCAGGACAGCAGTCGTGAACAATGATCAGATTGTGGCATCTGTATCTGAAGGTGTATACCGTGCAGTGGCTGCTGCTCTTGGATCCGGCGGGAATCAGCAGGCTATCAACCTTGCCCTGCGGCTTATTATGGATGGTAAGCAGACCACACAGATTGTGATTGACCGGATCAACGAAATGATTGACACAACCGGGCAGATACCGATCAGGATATAGGAGGTATACACGGCACATTATTACAATTTGAAGTTTAACGGGAAGCAGATGCCTAATCCGAAGGAAGGCGGCGTTTCGCTTTCCAAAAATAAAATATGGTCAGGTAATACTGGAAGAGATACAAGTGGGCATATGACCGGAACAATCAAGGCAATCATAACAAAATTGGAGATCCAATGGGAAAATCTGACACAGGCAGAAGCTGATTTGATTGATTCGGTGGTAAGTGATGCATCAACCCCATTTACAACGGTCTCTTATGTGGATGTAAATGGGAAAGATAAAACCATAGAAGCCTATTTCGGTGATCCGACCTATAGCATCAGGAACTATGACGTAAATAAGAAACAGCAGACCTATGATAGTGTCAGCGTTTCAACGATTCAACAGTAAGTAAAGGAGAAGAGATAATATGAAAAATGCAGAAGTTATTGCGAGACTGAACCTGATCAACAAGATGCAGCAGGATGGTGTGAAGCTGCCTGTAAAGGTAGGCTATGCACTGATCAAGAACCGCAAGGCAATGGAAGAGGTATATGCAGCATACGACGAGAAGCGATCAGAGATTATGCAAGATAAGCAGGCGGCAGATCTGACACAGGAAGAGATAAAGGAGATCAATGAGCTGTTGTCAATCGAGAATGAGATCAAGCTGCATACGATCACAGAAGATGATCTGATGCAATGTGATGCGTTATCATTAGAGGAACTGACAGCACTTGAATTTATGATTGAGGGATAAAACACGAAACAGGCAACTACAGCATTTCGGACAAAATCGAATAGTGGTCATGCATTTTACCATGCAAAGGTAGGAGATATTACAGAGGGTATTATCTCTATCAAGTACAGCGGACAGATCAATGCTGATACATCCAGTCCGGTCATTGGGGCGACCTGTGCACAGACTGTAGATATTGTGTTGACTTCGGAGCTGGATCCTGCCAAAGAATATGCCATCAATCTGGGCATTATGGTAGGTTCTTCTATTGAATATAAAAAGCTGGGCTTATTTACCTTTGAACGACCGGAGATCAATGACGGGCAGTATCGGTACAAGGGATATGACCGGATGATGTATAAATTCAATATGCTCTATTCCACAGCCCTTACCGGCGCGCATAAGACCAGCGAGTATATGGCAGAGATCGCGCGTCTGACCGGCGTTCCGTTTGTATCTGCTTTGGAAGATATCACGATCACAATGCTGCCTGGTTATACATACCGGGAAGTTATCGGCTATATCGCGGCACTGCATGGCGCGAATGCGATCATAAACGATGAGGGTAATCTGGAATTTCGGTGGTATACGCAGTGTGATTATTCGCCGGCGCATATTTATATGGGCGGTATTACCTATGGAATGACCGATGATTATACATTGAACATGATCAAGTGTACCGTCACGACGCAGACGGACAGCGGCAGCGAAGATGTGACATACACATCCGGTACCGGCTCGACGGGTATCAGCATCAACAATCCATTTATGACACAGGCTTTGCTTGACAGCATATATGCCAAGATTGGCGGGCTGGTTTATCGCCCAATGACTGTCAGTTTTTCGGGGGATGTCCTCCCGGAGCTGGGAGATATCGTAAAGGTGGTTGATTCCGGCCGGACATACAAATGCCCGATCATGCAAATGTCGCATGATTATGATGGCGGTATCAAGACTGAGATTGTCAGCGTCGGCTCATCTGCAAGTGAATCTACGAAAGATACTTCGGGACCACTCACCAAAGCAATGGAAAGATATTATGCGGATCTGGTACTGATCAATGAAGCCTTTGTAACCAAGCTGACCGCGCAGGAAGCAAAGATTGATAAGCTGGATGCAGAAAAGATTACAGTATCATACCTCGATGCGCACTATGCCAACCTGCAGCTCACTAATATAGAAGCAGGTAGCATCAAGACGGCAATGATCGCTACCGGAGCCATTGAGACCGCACAGATTGCAGATGGATCCATAACAGATGCAAAGATCGTGAGCCTTACAGCAAATAAGCTGTCTGCAGGTACTATTGATGCGTCTAAGATCGAGGTAACCAACCTTAATTGTGCCAACCTGACGGTAGGTACGATCAACGGTCAGCAGATAGCAAGTGGCGCGGTGAATATGAGCAAGCTTGGTAGTGACATGACATCATGGATCACAAGCACCGACAGCGGCGTAAACAAAGCTCTTGCTGATGCGGGGATTGCCAATACAAATGCTACAGCGGCAAAAAAGACAGCTGACAGTGCAAGTACCACAGCAACAGCTGCTTCAAAAAAGGCAGATACAGCACAGAGCACAGCAGATAGTGCAAGCTTTGCAGCAGCTTCTGCAGGTACAAAAGCGGATAATGCAGTCTCTATTGCAAATGGGAAAAATACAGCTTATTATCAGACTTCTCAGCCTACAGGTGGAACCTATAAGGTCAATGATAACTGGTTTGACACAGATGATGGATATCGGATGTATTACTGGAATGGATCCAAGTGGATGCCTACAGAATATGGTGCCAGTGCTATCGCGGCAAATGCAATTACCGCAGATAAGATTGCTGCCAGTGCAATTACCGCCGGGAAGATTGCAGCAGGAGCTATCACAGCCGACAAGATAGCAGCAAATGCCGTTACAACCAATAAAATAGCAGCTAATGCTATTACAGCTGGACAAATAGCCGCAGGAACCATAACTGCAACGCAGATAGCATCCAAAACGATTACGGCAGATAATCTTCACGCAGACTGTATTACATCGAATAAAATTGTTGCCAGTGCTATCACAGCCGACAAGATAGCTGCCAATGCGATTACAGCAAATAAAATAGCAGCAAATGCAGTAACCGCGGATAAATTATCTGTTGCTTCATTATCAGCAATATCAGCGAATCTTGGTGCTATTACCAGTGGAAGTCTGAATATCGGTTCCGGTAATTTTGTTGTAGATACAGCCGGCAATCTGACAAATAAAGGCACTATGAGTATTGGTAATGGCGGTATTACTTATACATCCGCTGGCGGACTGAGTGTATTTGGAGATATCAAAGTAAAGAATGCGCTTAAGATGTACTTCAATGACACGACGGGAGCTTATGATGGCAAAGAACATTATTTTGATGCATTGAAAATTACGATAATGTCGGAAGCACCATATCTGGATGTAATGTCAATTTTTACAGAAGGCAGTGCAACATTCAATGGTGGATTGGCTACGGCAGCAGCACTAAGTGCAGGCTCATTAACTGTGAGTGGCGGAAGTACACTTATTGGAAATGTAACTGTTACGGGTAAGATTTATCCTAATGGAGGAATATATGCAAATGATGGTAGCTTAATAACATATGATTTTACATATAAAAGATGGGCAATGTACTGTGCAAGTGGTAAAGGATGGTCTGTATTTGATGGAGTAACATTTTCTGCTCCTAATTTTGCAACAAGTGGATATGTAACTTTCAAAACATTAGATGGATCATCTGGTAGATATGGTATTGGTACTGTGAGCGCAAATAAACAAAGGGTATCTAACTTTGGCGTCAATGCATCTGGTGCATTGGTTGTCAAATGCCAGAGCGGTACAGGTATCACATACGGAACGCATAAGGTTGTCGATGGCATGTCAGATCAGCGGTTGAAAGGTAACATTTCGGACTGTAATGTGAGTGCGCTCCCAATTATTGATAAGATAAGACTTAGATCCTTTGACTGGGTTGGATACAAAAATAATCGGCACCAAAATATAGGATTTATTGCCGATGAAATTGAAATGGTTGATCCGTACTTGTCTGATGGTGGCGGTGGTTATAATGAAGATGGCTCTATCAATATAAAATCTGTAGATACCTTTTATCTGCAGGGTTATGAGGTAAAAGCAATACAGGAACTGCATCAGATGATAAAAATGCAGCAGCAAATGATTTATAACCTGCAGTTTGAAGTTGCCAAGCTGCAGGCATAAATAAATATCAAAAAAGAAAGAGAGGACAAGAGCACGTTAGTAAAAACAAAGACAATCAGTGCAAATGGCAGAAGTACAGTAACAGTGGATGGAGTTGAGACAGTGGCAATGACCATGAATGCATCCATCAATGAGGACGGATCTATGAGTGTCAACAAGTATATCCAGAACAAAGAAGTCTACAAAGCAAATAAGGCAGCCTGTGATGCTGATTATGAAGAATTCGAGACATATGTAGACGGCTTGATGGAAGCATAGGAAGGAGAAAATCACGCAGAGAGAAGTAGTTGTAACAATTCAGTCGCTTATTACAGGCTTTTTTGCATGGATCATGGCAAAGATGGGGATCCTCTTCCCGGTACTTATGATCTTTGTGGCATGCATGATCATTGATTATGTGACAGGTTACCTGGCATCCGCGAAAGAAGCTCTGGATCATCCGGGAGATCTTAATTATGGATGGTCAAGCAAAAAAGGAATGCTTGGAATCTATAAGAAATTTGGGTACATATTTGTTGTGGCAATGTGTATGCTGATCGACTGCCTGATCAATACCGCAGGGGTATATCTTGGATATGATGTGCCAAATGTCGCGATATTCACATTACTGTCTGCCTGCTGGTATATTCTCAATGAATGTTTATCAATCATCGAGAATGTGGGGCGCATGGGTGCTCCGGTACCGGCGTGGATCGCAAAGTATATCGCGGTGCTGAAAAATAAGATTGATCAAAAAGGAGAAGAAGATACACGGGAAAATTAACAGGACAGGGACTTGCAGATTTTGCAAAATCAAAACTTGGCACACCTTATGTATATGGAGCAAAGGGCGCAAACGGAGTGTTGACACAGGCTTTTTATGAGTACCTCAAAAATGCCTACAAAGCTGTCTTTACGTACAGCTATCAGACAAAGATCAGACAAAAGAAGCTGATCGGAAAGGTATGCTGCGATTGCTCAGGGCTGATTTCGTGGTATACTAATCATGTGCTCGGTAGTTCTCAGCTTTACGCGCAGGCGTACACAAGGCTTCCTATCACAAAGGTTAAGGAGTTTGCCGTTGGTACAGTTCTTTGGAAACAGGGACATGTTGGTGTGTACATTGGTATGGAGAATGGTGTACCGATGTGCGTAGAAGAAAAGGGTATTGATTATGGCTGTGTCAAAACCAAGGTGTCCGCAACCAAATGGGTATATGGTCTGACCTTCAACTGGATCGATTATCTCTATAAAGAGAATCTTGCCGAAGAAGCCACATGGAAAGGTAAGAATCCATACAAGCAGCCGACACGTACCATCAAAAAGGGCTGCAAAGGCGAAGATGTCAGATGGGTGCAGTGGGAACTGAGAGAGGCTGGATTTGATAGAGAATTCGTGTATAATGGTAAGAAATACAAAGCGGTTGCCATCGACGGTGATGCAGGTACCATTACAGATGCTGCCATCTGTGCATATCAGCAATCTGTAAAAATTAAGGTAGATGGCAAGTGTGGGAAGAACACAAGAGCAAAAATGATTGCTGATTAA